ATACCTGTGACAGCTATATTTGACGCATCTCCTGAAACAGTCGCTCCTGATAACTCACCTGTCGCTGCAATACCTGTCGGCGTAACATCAACACCAACACCTTCAGTGATTGTAACCGAACCAACTCTACCTTCGGCAGCAAGACCAGTGGGTGGAATATTAACATCAATGACTATGCTCGTGTTAGATCCAACCGCAGATGTTGCCGATACACCTGTTACGTTTACGTTAACACCACCACCTTGAACAACGACAGGAGTGCCAACAAATCCTTGACCTTGTGATCCTGTAACTGAAACATTCTGTTCTGTAACAAGGCTTACATCACCAACTGATCCCGTGGCAGTTAATCCACCAAGAGAAACACTATTATCAATTTGTACAGTGACACTGCCAACACCTGCTGTAGCGGCTATACCCGTGACCGATACAGATACATCTTCTACAACAACAGCAGTTCCAACCTGACCCTGCATGGCTGAAAGAGTAGACTTTTCACCACCCCAAGCGGTTGTTCCAAAACCCTCTTCACCCCAACCTGTTAATTCGTGACCTGCTGTTGCGGATGCACCTAAAGTGACACTTACTGACCCCAAGGCACTCGTAGCAGATAAACCTGTAACTGAAACAGTAACAGGAATTACTTCAGCATCATCAGATATTGGCGCAGAGGATAGTGGACCAAAACCTAACATCTAACGTTTCTCACGGTTTAGTAGGCCACGTTACATCAAACGGAAAGCCAGATTGCTGTGGAATATCTCGTAACGCTTTTCTATAATCAGTTTGCGCTTGGGTCATTGTTTGATCTGATACACCCCACCAATCTGTTTCTGCAAGTAACCGATCTCTTTCCCATCGCACATCCATTGCTTTTACTCTCTCCAATTCGGCAGGATCTATGTACTGAGCTTCTTCCTCTGTCTGTGTTCGTTCTGGTGGGATGTAAATTTCTGGTTCTTCACTCATTTTCAAATACCTCAAAAAAGCCCATAAACTTTATAACCACCAGATTCAAAACCTCCTGTGCTGCTAAGATAAAGGTAAAAACCGTAAATGTCGGAATAATCTAAGTAGTTAACAAATGATTGATGAGTAGTTGGATCATTAGAGGTATTAATATACCCACCGATTGATCTGATTATAGGATACTGATCTGAGCCATATTCATCGTGATGATGGTGGAAGAAAATAGAGCCTGACCAACCTGATTCACCAGTGCCCCCTCCTACATAATGATATCTATTTAAAGCTACATAAGAATAAGTATTTCTACTTCCATACTCTGTGCTGCCTGTGGCTTCTAAGTATTGGCCTTGATAAATACTGGTAGTAACAGCATTGTTAGAGGAATCTAAGACTCTGAGATAAATTGAACCATCATTAACGGGAGTTAGTCGATCAATCTCAACCTCAAACTTTGTGAACTGAGTATTGTAAACCCCTGAATTTCCTAAATCATAAAAGTTTTGACTTACTGAGGTATTACCGCTACTTACAGTTCCTTCGTAAAGCAATTGTTTCGGAGAAACTTCAAAATCGGTTGTTGTAGCAAATAATACAGCATTACCGCTAAGATCAATCCTGTTATTGCTATTAGATGACTTAATAGGATATCGATAAAAAGAGGGGTAACTCACAGATGCATTCCAATATGCACTTCCAACCTCGTAAGCTGTCCCATCCTCAATTGTATATCTAAACCACTGACCCGTAGTTGATAAAGTGCTGTTCAAAGTTTCAAAACCTGAAATAGCAGTATCATTATTTACAAAAACTTGTGTACCAGTCCCAGTTTGCGTAAGCGTCTGTTTGATTCTTAACGGATACTGTAAAGTAGTTGCCATTGTTACCTACACACAGATATAAACTTTAAGCGATTCTAATTATCGCATTCGTTGCATCAGCCGTTGGGAAAACAACTTGAAAGTCACCAGATGTAGAAGACTTATCAGATCCAAAGTCTAGAACAACCACTGTGTTTGTTGTGCCAGATCCACCACCTGCTTGTGTATTATAAATCAACGCACCACGCGCAGTAATTGTGGCAGACGTAAAAGTTAAATCCGCAAAGTCGGTAAAAGCAGTGGTTCCTGATGTTGTCGGTGTTACGTTTGTAAGACTACCACCACCCGCAGAATACGAACCAGACGCTGAGACTTCGTTTGAAGTCGTATACGCTGTCGTTGCTGCTGTGAATGAAGCACTGTTAGTGTACAAAGCAAGTTTGTAAACGTCTTGCCCATTAGTAAAATCGTGCTTTGCCTCCAAAAGTTCTTTTTTGAAAGAAGTGCACATTGCGTTTCCAGTAAAGGCCATATCAAAGTCTCCTTATAAGTTCAGCCAGTTGGGGATGACCCGCATCAACAAGTGCATTACACACAGTTGTACGATCACTACGAATAGCCTGTCTCATGTAATATGCAACAAGCTTTTCAACGTGCTTTGAGAAAGCACGAGCTTGATCTCTTATCCCAGGGTGGGCGGTATCAGAGACCGAAATAATTTTTTCTACGCATTGCTGCGCTAGTTCTTCAGGCGTAAAACCTCTGTTGTCTGTTGTTCTAACTCCAACAATAGGCTCATCTTTTGGTACACTTACATCTATTTTAAACATTACTGTTTCGCCCTAATTACTTTTCCTGTACGATATTCATCCGTTGTCTCTTTTGCTTCTCCAAGCATTTTAACACCAATTAAAGATTCTTCAAAACGTTTGTTGTACATAGCCATAACATCTTGTTCGCCCTTCATGTATATATACGCTTCAATCAACGCCCCATACAGCATCGCCATTTCAGCGTTCTCACTTAACCAAGTAGTTCCGCTGCCAGATCCGGCGGTTAAACTTGCAGGCCGATAAAAATAATGAAGCTCTGCGGTGAAGGTTGTATTTGGAGTTGGAGCTAAAATAAAATTATCTATATCAAATACAGCGTAGTATCGAGGAGATCCTGTCGTTGTAGCGTCTGGCGTGTAAGTCTGTATAAAACTTGGATCTTTAAAATCAATAAAAAATTTGTCTCCATCCGTTCCTGCGAGACTTAAAGAAAACGGCGCTAAAAAATCACTAGGGCAAGCTAAAAATTTATCACTAGCCGTTGTGGAGGCTGTAACATTCTTTCGAAACAAACTAAGTTGCACGTTTTTTAATATTCGTTCTTCAGATATTCTGATAAATAACGGAAGATTTGTAACGAAAGAAGTCTCGTCATTCTCCGTATAATCTTGAATAGCCGTTTTAAGTTGATCGTATGTAAAACTCATGTCATCACACTATTGTTATGTTTCCTACCATAGCACTATGATTAGTGCATTGATATACTAGAGATGTATCGGAGGGTTCATGAGGCACAATAAATTGTGTCAATCCTGTCGTTGAATTGTAGTTTTCTGTAACACCTGTTGTAAAAGCAGATCCACCATTAGATGTTCTTATTTGCAAAGGGTGACTGCTTACATTTGCTGTATTGTCTATTAAGTATGTATGACCTTTATAAAAAGTAAAGTTTGGATTATTACCCGCAGTAGCCCCAGGGCCAGTAAAAGTGTATGCAGAAGAACCACTTGTCCCTGCTACGTAGGTCGTTACAGGCCCAGATACTTCGTCATTCAGTCTAATCCAATTGCCACCGTGGGCAAAATACAGTCCACCAGTTGCATGAACATGAGCTACCGCGCCATGGTATGTAGAGGCACTAGGGAGATCACTTAAAGCAGCATAATAAAAAACAATTTTATTAGCTCCAGAGCTAACATCAAATAAACCATTTGAATCAATTATATCTGTAAGAGTTGTGCCATTTCCGAGGGCAGCATACACCTCATTGAAGTTGTCATTAATTTTATCCGCACCTGCACGAAGAGTATCTCCTGATCCGTCATTTGCAGATGAGCCAATACCTACTGTTTGTTTTGCCATCTTTTATCCCTCATCAAAGGTGTCTGTTGTTGAATCTAAAGTAATCGATGTGCTGTCAAATCTCGGGGCAAAGAGTATTGAACCAACCTGACCTGTCGCAGAAACACCTGTCACATCTGTCTGATTTTCATTTACTAACACTTGGCCTACTGCACCTTGTAGAGCAGTCGTTGCTTCAATTTTACTTGGAAGTTCTGCAAAACCCGCCGTAGACCAATTTCCATTGCCAAGATAAGTTATGCCATTTGTTGTTTTAACTTCAAAAGTTTTAACAGGATTTTCTTGATCTGGTCGCGCATCACGCAAAGCTTGAGCATCAATGACTTTTCTAAAAGGACCTAATTGAGGTTGTTTCGCTTCAAACTCATCCCGTCCTACTAAAGCTCCGTTCCACTCCCGACGCATGTCTTTGTAACGATATCGAAAACCAGATCGATCCGATATTGCATAAGCGTTTTTCCCAGAGGCAAATTTTGTCATTAGGTTGTCCTAAAATATTCAAATTGTGGCACAACATTGAAAGATGCCCTATCTCGATCCTCTGCCATCGCTCTTTCAAACTCTTCTTCATAAACAGCTTTTAATAATTGCAATCTATTTGGCGCTCGTTTTAATGCAATATAATACGCTAATCCTGCGGCAAGACAGGGATAGAACCGAAAAGGCATATCTAATGTATTAACCTGTGCATCTGCGTCGTCCATGCGTGTTAAAGCATCATAATAAATTACATCTGTGCTATTTTCTGGAATTGGCCAAATTTTTAAGTTTGGTGTTATTTGTCTGTCAAGAAAAAACTGGGACGGACGTCCTTGGGTTGTTTTGTTTGGTATAGAGAGAAACGTATCCCTACTTACTCTAGTAAGTGCAAAATCTGTGTTATCTCTTCTTACCACGAGGGATAAAACATCAATAACGTCCGTTCCAAGATCATACTCGCCATCAGCTTGTGTGACAGTTTGAGTGCGTTGTTTTATTGTCCATTGATTCAAACCACGATTTGCCCACTCTGCAAGCATAAGATTTAAAGAGCGTTTTGCTGTTTTCAGATCATAACCAGTACGAACCTCTAATCCACACCGCTCAAAGGCCTCTTCAATGTATTCTGCTACATCTAACTCAAAATTCTTACTGTTAGAAACAGTCATGTTTAATCCTCATTATAAAGGTTATCGAAAACCCTATTTACATCTAGTGTATAGTCTAAATCGCTTTTTGAATAGTGTATATGTTGTGAAGGTTTAAAGTCGGGTGCCCCTTCTCCCGTCGCAAACCATGCGGGATGTGTGACTCGCACTCTATTATTTGGTAAAGCAACAACATTCCCGGTCCATTCTCCGGCGTCAAGAAGCTGTAAAACATGACTTTGTTTGTGTTGCGCAGGATCATCAGCAATCTCGCTTTCCGCGTAATCAACAGTAAAAAGATATTTAGCAGGTAACATTTTCCCGTCAATCTTAGCAAGCCATGGACAAGGCGTAGCTCGGTCCATAACGAAGACAGAATGATGATACGACGCGCAATCCCAAGGTTGGGCATCGTAAGTTTCCATTGGCTCAGGCCACTCTTCTAGTGGTATATCTGCAACAAGCGCCGTCAACGGCATTCTCGCCCACATCGCGCCCCCGTGGACAGTGTCTTCGTCATCTCCTTCAGCCTCACTTCCAGTAAATATTACCTGAAAACTTAAACATCTATTTGGCATGGTCGTAACTCCGATGACCATTGCATGTAAAAATTCGCCGTGGTACTTCTCATGATTGTGAGTGTATTCACGGCGAATCCATGCCTTAAAGTAAGGCACATTTGAATGTAAATACGCCATTATTTTTTCTTCTTCGCGGCTCCACCTTTTGCCATTGGGCGTAGCTCCATTCCCTTTTGTTTTGCTGCGCTTCTAAGTTGAGCCATAGTCATTGCACCACCACCCATTTTCATTTTCATGGTGTTTTTACCACCCATTGCACCGCCTTTAGCCCGACGTTTTACACCGCCCATCGCGCCGCCTTTAGCCCGACGTTTTACACCGCCCATCGCGCCGCCTTTAGCCTTACGTTTTACTTTGCCACCTGATCGGTAACCTTTTTTCTTCATTGCCATTTTTGTCTCCTTTCTGACTTATGCAGATACGGAACCTGTGGTTCTTTTTCTGCGATTTGACAATACTGCACCACAGCCTCTTGCTACGATTCCTTTTTTACCTTTTTTGTTTTTGGGGGACGGCCTTTTGGCTTTTTGATTTTCGATTGCGCCACCGATGCTTGCGAACTTAACTTCTGCTTCTTTGGTGTTTTTGACGAAGGTTTTACCTTTTCTACCTTCGCTTTTCTTTTTTCTGGCAGTGGCTGCTCTTTCGGCTTTCGAAAGACTATTTGCTTTAGACCTTGGAAGACACCTGTCAGGATTTTTTTTATCCTTTGAAGTGCCGCATTTACCTTTGATTTCACCATCAGAGCCAATCCTTACCCAATCTTGTTTTAACCATTTTTTTAATTCACCCATTGGAGTTACCGCGCTGTTTTCTAATTGCTTCTTTACCTTTTTTTGCGATTGCAGCTTGTTTTATTTTTCCTGCTACCTTTGCCCTTTGTTCTAAAACTGTCAATATTTGTATCTTTCTAGCAAACGGTTTGTTAATTTTTTTTACCTTTGCGACTGTATCTCTAGCGTCCTTTTCTGTTGCAAATTTTATAGAGACGGTATCTTTTGGATTTTCATCAGTATAAAGCCTGCGACCACTTTTTTTTGGCTTTTTACCAGTTCCTTTTTTTGGATCAGCCATAATCTACCTTTTTTTCTTAATAACCTTTTTTATGCTTTTTGCTTGCTTTGCATGTGTTTTCGACGCTTTATTTAAACCTCTCATAACTTTTTTCAGAGTTGCTGTTTGTTTTTTACTTACCATTATCTTCCCTTTCTTTTGCCGCCTTTCGACTTTTTAGCGTAATTAGGGTCTTTACAATATTTTGAGGCAGCAAGATTTGCATAAGCTGATGGATAGGTATCAAAAGTACGTTTTGCCCAAGCTTTTCCTTCTGGACAAATTTTACTCCCCTTTGATTTTTTAGATGCACCGCCCCCATTTTTAAAATAAGTTAGTCCTTTTGGTGTTTTTCTAGTTCTCTTCGCGTTTGCCATTACAAAAGTTTCCCCGCTACTGCTGTTGCTATAATTAAAACGGCTATTCCCCATAGCCTCATATCAAGCTTATCAAGCTGTTTGTCTATTTTTTTATACCGCTCATTACATTCTGACTCGTGTTTTTCGAGAAGTTTTAAAAGATCTTCAGTATTCACTTAACATCTCCATCGTTTTCTTGCTTGCCTCAAACGTGAGTTTGGATCTTTTGCAGCTTTTGGAAACTTTTTCATCTGACCCGCAGATCGAGCGCAAAAAGACTTGCGTCTGGCTTTTTCCGATTTTGTCAGACCTTTTTTCTTAGTCACCGCCGTTCTAAGTTTAGAGCCGGGGTTTTTACGTCTATATGCAGCCACACCCGCTTTTGTCATTCCCGCCCCTTTTTCTGTAGGGCGGAAATTTTTTTTATTACGCTTCGGCATATTATCGCTTTTGCGTTTCTTTTCTTTCGACGACTTTGTTTTTACCTTAGACGCCATAGGCCCACCTTAGCTATGGAAAATAGTTAATGCGGTGACATTAGTAGCGACCGAGATATGAATATCGCTTGTGAACAAAATACCCTCATCCGGAATGTTTACCGAATGAGTTTCGGATGCAGAAAAATCGATATCTAAAACCGTTGAACCCCCATTTCCGTCAGTAAGGGTAAGTCTACCCGCGCCGCCGCCTGTAAGAACCTGTATCTGTCGTAAACGTGCGCGACCCACTGAGGCCGCGCCTGTCCCCGTCAGACGCTTTGCTTTTACGTCTGAATTAGCCATTTAAGCCTCCTTTAACCGAGGTTATTGTTTTGAGCATACAAAATGGTAATACGAATCTCACCTGCTGATGTTGCAGCGGAATTAGTGACAGTCAAACGAATGTCGGCTGTTCCTGTATCTTCCCACGCTAGTGCGCCACCAGATTCAGTAGTTGGATATTTACGTCCTGCGGTAGTTCCAATTCCAAATGTATTTACAAGAGTTGCTGCACCACCGACAGTGTCTCCCACGCTTATATTTGTGGCCCCACTTGCTGCTGTAATTACGTCAAGCACACAATCAATAATTTGAGAGTTTGCAGGAATAACAACATCTGTAACTTGTGCAGCCAAAGCGCCGCCAGATAAATCTGCTGCAAATGTTTGAGACATTACAACTTGACCAGTGTTTTTGATATTTGTGCCGAGCGTTGTGCCCGTAGTTTCTTTAATGGTTCCTGCTTTAATAGGACCAGAGAAAGTTGTCGTACCCATGTAGATCTCCTGTCTTGGGTTGAGTCAGCAGCCCCATGCCGCTGTCAGGGATATCTCACTATAACATATAAAATAAAAAAAGAAAGAGCCGCAAAAGCGGCTCTCCCTGTTTGAAATGTATTGAAACTTAGGCTGCGCCCGGAGTTCCAAATACAGTGCGCCAGTCGGATACACCGAAGCTGTAACGCTCACGAGCTTTAAATCGCATATTACCTGTATCAAAATCGCCTTCCATGGCTGTTTTGATTGGGGCACGATTGAAATACTTAAACCCATTAGGTGCGTCTGTTTTTATGAAATACGCATCTGTGTCAGTTAAGAAGTGGTTAACGACAGCGCCTTGAGGAATCATTCCCATGTTCTTCATTGCGTTTGCGTCATTATCCGCTGTTCCCGGACGTAGATTTGAGTTTAACACTCGCTCTGCAATAAACTGCAATTCTTTTGGTATGATTAATTTCACACCGCTAACTGCAATTTTAAGGCCACGCTCATCAGTAAAACCTGCAATATCAATGAGCATTTGCTCCAAAGAGGTTTCATTGAGGTCTGCCGCAGTTGCCAAGATATTACTTTGGTTACCTGACAGAGATGGGTGGGCGTTTGAGCATAGTGCTGCGCCGTCCCCAATCGCGTTTGCACCAGTGTTGAACGCATTGTTCAAAATAGATGCAGCTTTTATTTGCTTTGTTTGAGCCATAGAACGTGCAAGAGCTTTCGTATAACGAGAAGCTAAACGATCATATAGGTTGTCCTCAATTGCTTCCTCTGTAATTGAGAAAGCCAAAGCAATGGTTTCGTGAGTGTAACGAGCAGTGTATGTTTCTTGTGCATCATCAAAGCTGATGGCTCCGCCTTCAGATTTAACAGGTGCAGTTGAAAAACCACCAAGCATTACCTCCTCTTCAAAAGCACGATCAGATGCTTCTTCTTCAAAGATTTCAGAATGCTCGTTCTCGTAACGATTGTACTCTAACCCAAACAATGCATTTAGGCCAGGTTCTAGCTCTTTTGCTAGTTGTGCGCGTGATATAGCCATACTACGCTCTCCTTATATGCCTGTTGAGGTCGCATTGGTTTGTGAATCAAACCGCGACGTGGTTGCATTGAAATGAGCGTTAATTCTAACGATCAATGGAATACCCGCAGCAGTGAAATCACTGTTTGCTTCATCATCCATGATGCCAACAATACGCAACGGTAGTGTCGCTGTAGTGTTGATAGAAGATACACTCAGTGCTGAGTTTGAATTACCCGTATTGGTTGAACCAGTACGTGCAGATGTGCCTAAAGACGCATTTGCAAAAACAGCCGTAAGGGCTGTCGCACGATCTGTAATCGTTGCGTCAGTTGCAACTTTATACAACTGATTTGGATTGTCAGCTACAAAAGCTTTAACAGGGTGGTTAGTATCTACGCTAACGTTGTTTGAACCAGGCCAATGATTAATAAAGGTTGGTTTTTTTGAAACTGAGTCAACGTACTCTACGCCCATCAGAACACCAAGAGCAGGAGTTGTACCCCCACTTGTAGCTCCCGCATGATCAATTACGCCTGCCGCAGTTGGCACACATAATGAAAATTGGAAGATTGGATTGGTGTTGTTAGAAGCGACTTCGTACTGAGTTACCCCAGTAGAATTTACACCGTTTCCAACAAGCCCGATAGGACGTAAACCAAAGGCGGTATCTTGATTTGCCATTTTAGTTTTCTCCTTAAGGGGCGACCCTAACTTCTACGAGGGCCACCGAAGGTTACACGAGATTGACGATCAGGTTTATTGATCGTCATGGTTGAATGTTGATTCTCTCTCATCATGTCGTAGTCAACTGCATCCATTTGATCTCTAGATTTATTATTAAAATAATCCGATCTCTCCTGAACCGTCTCAACTGGAATCCGAGCAAGTATCAGTCCGCCTACTCCAAACACACCTTCATATTTACCTGATTCTATAATAGGAGCTTCGAAGTCAGGATATTCGTCCTTTCGGACAAGTTCCCAACCTTCCCGCATTTTAGCACTGATGTTTTTTGTATCATCAAATCCTCGCGTTTCGGCTCGAATCCAACGATGCGCAAACCCATCAGGGGCAGGTGGTGCATCTAACATTGACGGGGGTGCCCACGGACGCCTTTGCGCCGTTTTTTCCCTTGTTTGGTTAGCGCGAGAAGTACGCTTGATTGAATCGTTTGTATTATCAGTCATTATGCTACTCCTTCACGTATTTCGCATATTCTTCTAGCGGCACACCCAATTTTTTCGCGATTGCGACTTGGCTAGGGGTGAGTCTAACCTTTTTCCCACTGCTGCGCCCAGAATTAGATCTTGATACGCCTGCAACCGTCTGAGCGGGTCGTTTGCTTGCGCTTTTCGCTTCACCTCCAAACGTATCGGAAATGCGGCGATCAAGCTCAGTATAGTACTCATCGCTCGTGGGGTCAAACCCTTCGTCCTCCACAAGCTTCTTATGAATGCCAAAAGCTGCAAAAGTTTTGGCTTCATCCTGCCCAAACCATTCATTTCGAGAAGCCCAATCTTGAGCTTTTGGATCTGGACGTTTAATTTGTTGCTGCGGTGCAGCTTGCGTTTGCTGCGGTGCAGCTTGTTGCTGTTCTGCCTGCTGCTGTTGTCTTTCCTGCGCTAATTTAGCTTGATTGGCACGTTCATTTTCCGCAGATAACGCAATCATTTTCTTATTAGCTTCTACAACGGCTGCTGTATCTCCCAACTCCATTGCTCTGGCTAATTCTTTTTCCGTTTGCTCCATCTGAGTAGACACTCTATTAGTGTACTCGGTAACATAATTACTATCTAAGGCACTAAATCTTTCCTTTAATTTCGTAGCCTCTTCTTGAACCTGCTTTGCATAGTTAATTGCTTCCTCTTCGCGACGTTGTGCCTCACGCATTTTTTTTGTGAGCCTGTCGATACGCTTTTGAGTAGAGCTTTCAGCTTTTTCAAACTGATCCTCTTGAACAACCTCTACGTTTTCTGATTCTGCTTCTTGCTCCGGCGCTTCAACTTCTACTTCTGTATCAGCCTCCATCTCCATCTCTAATTGAGCCTGTTCTTCTGCCATAAAATCCTCCTAGTAATGCAAAATGTCTTCTGGATCGTTAATTCGAGCCAAAATCTCGTCATCATTTAATATACGAACTTCCCCGCCATCAATGGCAAAGCGTGATCCTGCATATCTTGCAAACATCACCCATTCTTTCTCCGCGCACCAAGGGCCAGAGGGAAATTTCTCTGGGTCTTGATATGCTAACGGTCCGACTTTCAGTACATAGCCGACTTGCGTTGAAATTTGCTGCTGTTCTACAGCAGAATCGGGCAAGAATATGCCACCTTCAGTTTTTCCCTTACCGCGGTAGGGTAAAACTAAAATTCTCCATCCTGTGGGGTTAGGCATCCTATCTAGAAGTGACCCGCCTATGGCTTCTGGGTCTAAAACTTTAATTGTTGGCTCTTTGTAAGCATCTCCGAGACTTGCGACGGCCTCTTTTACTTCAGTTAAATCAACTTTTGCGCTCTCAGTCATTACTTCGCTCCTGTTTATCTAGCAGGCCCTTGAGTTCCTGTTCCACGTGATTTAAGGCTTCCATGTTGCCCATAAGCTCACGATATTGCTCCATCGACGCGACGTTGCCAAACTGCATCAGGTCAACAACACCTTGTCTTCTTTCTTTTATAATGCGAAAAACAGCCTCCGCAACATATATCTCATCCATTCTTAGATATTCCCACCTTTTCTTATATGAGAAATGCTAAGATATTTTAAGATAATATGCAATTATATATTAAACCACTTATATATTTTTTGGGTTTCTTCTTTGCGGTGCTTCAAACCATTATATCCACCGTTCACTTTTTTGGTAATCGTTTTAATGGTTTCTTCATTGACGCCTTCGTCACAAATTTCCCACAACTTGTTTCTGTGAAAGAACCAAATCGCACTTTCCATAGGGTACTTTGTAGCCACCAAATCAGGATCTTTCATAATTTCAGGCAAATCCATATCTGCGGCAAACTGAGAGTAGTTATTTTTGCCAGTGCATTGCAAAAATCCGCGGCCTCGCCACAAATATCCCTGTCCTTCATTACCCATTCTACCGCCATAAACTTTATCTGCTAAAGCTTGAGGGTTTCGAGCGCATTTTTCTGCCTCCCCCTCAGTTGGAAAGTATTTTCCAAAAACTTTAAGAATAGATTCTTTCGAATAATTTAAATTTTCCTCAACATAACGAAAAGTTCCACTTTCATGTACTAATTGACCCAAAAAATGTGCGCCACGCTCTGGGTTTAAAGCATAATGATTACAAATTGCTTTAGCGGTATTAGGTCCAAAAGCACCATCCGGGTTTGAACCTATTTTTTCCTGTAACGATTTAAGTGCTTCACTCATCTACAACCTCTTTTGTTCCACAAACTCTTTGATAAGTCATATCATTTGTATATGACTCAGCCCATTTGTTTTCAGTAAAAGTACAGAAATACCACAAATCATCCAAATCTTGATCCATGAGACGTATCATTTCATCTTGGGTTGATACCGTTTTTTTTAAGTGTTCAATATCATGGACTATGTTGCTTATATACCACACCAAACCAACTAATTGCACAGCCATAGCAAAAACCAGGGCCACTGGAATCTTTAAATCAGCCATTTGATTTGCCACCTACATAACCGCCGACTACGCCAATAACACCTGTCATGCTCATTTGCAGCAAACCTATGATGTTTTCATCCAATTCACCACCATGAGCGTTTGCCATAGCAAACTCGTCATAAACAATTAGTGCAAGTATGCCCATTAAACCAATAGCCATAACTAATACCACTATATCTTTCATGTATTTCATTTTTTACTATCCGTTTTCTTTAACTTATCAAATGATCTCATACCACCAATACCAAGCATACCCAACAACAAGGGCATCATTACTGACATATCTGCCTGTGGAATTTCAAAACCAAAGCCCAAAGCAATTGGGGCGATCATATAATTTATACCAAGAGAGATCCCGCAAATCCAACCAATAAGGGGTCGCCACGATGCTTGAAACCAATTTCCTTGAGCATCGGCTTGCAAAATCTTCAGTTGTTGCATCATAAGGGCTTGAGAGTTTTTCTCAGCCATGGTTGCAATTTCGTGAGCTAATCTAGCCTTTTGATCTTTGTCTTCTACTACCTTGTCAAGAATATTACTTACTGGATCAACCAGTTTTCCTATTAAATCTAGCATCAGTCTCCCTCCATCTGAATGCTTGTTTTTTTACTTTCAGCTTTTGCGCTGTAGGCGTTAAATCCCATGAAAGCAGCAACCACGCCGCTTGCGGCAATAACATATACACTTGCAATATCTGTGATAAGGCTCGCCGCCTTGTCAAAACCCAGTACACTAGCCAACAATATGATAAACGGATAAATAAGCATTCCTGCCAAAGCAAAACCCGTAAACCTACGTTCTGCGTTACGCTTCAGATCCCTGTCAACCATCTCAAGCCTGCGATCTTCTAAGGCAAGTTTATTCCACTCTGCTTTCTCTATAACGCCGTTGTTATTTAAATCTGCTTTCTCAAACTCCGTCACTTCTTTGACCTCACGTATGCCATGATAACCT